CCCTTGCAAGGAGCTCATCTGGGTTGTCCAGAACCCCAGCTACGTTGATTGCAACTCCAAGACAAACGCCCCTTGGCGCTACTCGGACTCGCAGCTCGGCAACCCCACGGCCGTCGCGAAGATCCAGCTCAACGGCCAGGACCGTTTCACGGAGCGTGAGGGCAGCTACTTCAACTTCGTCCAGCCCTACCAGCACCACACCAGCACGCCGGCCACGGGTATCAACGTCTATTCGTTCGCCCTCAAGCCGGAGGACCTCCAGCCCAGCGGCTCGTGCAACTTCTCGCGTATTGATAACGCCGTCCTCAACGTTACGCTCACGCCCGCGACGTTCCAGACGAATGTTGAGCCCTTCAACGGCACGAATGATCTGCCCAGCGACCCGGATGTTGAGGTCGTGTCGGCGCAGACATCGGCCAACGTCAATATCTACGCCACGAACTACAACGTTCTGCGTATCATGAGCGGCATGGGTGGCCTCGCGTACAGCAACTAAAGTTGCTCCGGCACTATTCGCGTACAGCAACTAAGCATGTAGGAAATGTATATTATTCATATATCTCAATCAGAATGATTCTGATATATGAAGTAAAAAATTGACATGTGCGACCCTCTGAAATACCACCGGTACGATGCAGATTTCTTTGGATGAATGCACACATATAACAAATCCCGCAATATCTCCTGTAGTCCATTTTACAGTCCCGCCACGGCTGCTCCTCCATACCGCGTATCATGATATAGACTTTGATGAGGCATCACGGGCATGGATGGCAAACAAAGTTCGCAAGGGACTCATGATCAACTACCGATGCAGCGCCATTCAGAAAAACGGTCTCCAGTGTCCTATGGCAGAGCATCTGAATGGAGTATGTAAGCGTCACCGGATCAGGACGACTCAATCACCTCTGCGAAAGGAAAATCACTTAGAAGAAGCGAAAGTGCATGCATTCGTCGTTCAAGAAACGAATCTCCTGGTGCCTGTCGCGTAAGATACTTCCACCGCCATTCAAATCGTAGTGCGGCCACTTCATCTACAAATCCACCAACTAGAAATTTTCGGGTCCATGCGCGACCTTTTGTTGCCCGCGCCCCGCCGACAAGCTCTCCGTTATGCTGTCGGAGACGACGGTTGGGATCTACAGTAGCACCTACATAGGTCTTTCTACCATCCAGAGAAGCCAGCATATAGCAATACCAGGGCTTTGACTCCATCTCAGCTCCGTCTGTATTTTATATTCGCAAATCTACCGATCGCTGATCGGCGTACTTAAATCTATATTCATGAGAATCCTTAGATGAACTCCTATTTCTGCAGTCAATATGCGGGCCCGAGCACCGTGTGGCCAAAACACTGTCTCCCAGGCAATCTTTTTTCGGGTTATACATCACAGCGATTTCTGCAGTCGCAGATAGCCTGGAACTTCTATGAAGAAGTGGAGGCGGCAGATGCGGCAACACGTGTTAAATACAGTAATCAGGGTGGATGGAAACCGCCGGCAACATCTGTCTTTTCACAGAATCCATCGCTTTGGTATCCGCTTAATTCACAACAGAAGATCGCCTTATACAGACGAGGCCAGCTGCTGCACCAACAGGCGTGCCCGAATCGGAATTGGACATCGCAACGATTGTTAGGTATTCCAACAACACCACTGTTGGATGTTTGCCCTGCACCACTTGCTTAAGATTTGTGAGAAATCAAAAGAAAGAGATCTGCCTCTCCGCGGAATTGAACCGCGGACCTTCTCTTTACAAGAGAGACGCTCTACCACTGAGCCAGAGAGGCAAGTGGCCTCTCTGACAGAGCCAGAGAGGCCAGTAGTCCTACCGCGAGTCGAGCGCGGGTTTTGGGAATCAGAATCCCATGTACTAACCAACTATACTATAAGACTATACAGTCTGGTTCCGGGATATTTCTTAGGAATTATAACGCGCACCTAACACTCCAACAATGCAGTTCGCCAGAGCTTTGACGGATGAAACCACGTATCCAACTGCATATTATCAATAATCCGCAGACCATGGGGTAGGTCCGCATTCATGTGATATTCTTCTGAAGCCTCTTCGCGCCAGATCATGAAACCCCATTCACTCTGGAAACTCGGAATCATCTGGGTATAAAACCCGCTCATCCCAAAGTGTGGCAACAGACGTTGAAATCCTTCACCAATTCGGCCAAACGGTCGCACGGGTCCGCAATGAGTAACAATAGATCCACCTATAAACAGATGGAGCTTCAGATCATGCATGAACTCCTCCGAATACAAGTAACCAGTATCACCATCCGGATCCGGCAGATCTAGGATGATTACATCGTATTTGCCAAGTTCGGGAAGCGCGTCACGAATATCTCGCCCCTGGTAGCAGACAATAGGATGAGTCAATACATCTGGTGCCCAGTTCAGATACTCATCACAGAGATCTACCAGTGTTCGGTCAATATCTATCCAATCAACCGCCGCAGGATACCACTTCAGCACTTCGCGTACGGTCGCTCCTTCGCCTCCGCCTACAACAAGCACCCGCTTACTGTAGCTCCCTCCGCTTTTGACAGTCGCCATTACGGGATGGACAAGCGTCTCATGGTAGATATGTTCGTCTGCCGAAGCGGATTGGAGCTCTCCATCAAGAAACAACATGCGTCCAAACACGGGTGAATCTGCAATAATGACAGATTCACATACTTCAGTAGCGCCCTCCCATATCCGATGCGTTACGGGATAACTTGTACGTGTATCCGATTCAGAATTTTCGGAAACCCAATCTGTCATTGCTATATAGCGAAACTATACATCAGATACGGCAGTCAAGTTTTGCGTTAAAAGATATTTCTTAAGTATAAATGAATGTGTATATGAGTCTATTTGTTGCCGTATTATTCTTTGTCTTAACTCCTGGTATTCTCCTGCGTTTGCCTCCCGGTGGCTCTAAGTGGCTCGTAGCTGCCACGCACGCGGTAGTGTTTGCCCTGGTATGGCATTACGCCCATAAGATGGTATGGAATGCGACTGCATCGCTCTAAAAGCAAAAATGTTAAGTAGTAAAAGAAGCAGATGCCGAACTCTGATAGAAGTATTTATATAGTTTCAATCCCGAATAATAGTCCAAACAAGCATCATCCCTCATATGAGGGATGATACTTTTTACGAATACTCATACAGGCTCACACGCCACATATTAATCTCTTTGGCAAATGGTATCAGATGCTAAGAGAAATGCCGCCGACAAACCGGTTCATACATGTCTGATCCTCCAACCGCGACCTGCGCCTCTTTCACTGCAAGCGCCTTTGTAAAGATCGCGGGTGTTCCATCACCGCACCGCCGGCACAACGCCGTCTTCTTCTCAATGGAGTCGGCGTGCGCTGCAAGAGCCAAGACGTCACCGAAGGGCCGCTGTTCTGCATCAGAATCAAGACCAACCACGACGACATGTTTGCCGTGTTGATCTACCGCCGCCCGCACAAAGGGAATCAGACATCCAATAAAGAACTGGGCCTCATCTACCACAATGGCAGTTGCCTCCTGAAATTCTGGCCATGTAAGAACCACTGCAAGCCCAGCAACGGGCACACCCCTTGCCGGTATAGACGCCCGATCATGATTAACGACGGCGTCGCGTTGATACCGATCATCAATATCCGCTGTTAGGACTAACACTTTCTTTCCAAGACATCCATAGCGCCTGACAACGCTCTGGATCTCACTGGTCTTACCGGCAAACATGGGACCGACTACTATACGGAGGGACATCGTAATGTGATGATGTCGTCAGTTGAATGGATGGTCACTTTTTTACATGATTAGAGATGTAAAAAATTTTAACGTCAATATATAAATATGAATATATTATTTTATGGAAATTGTCAATTGTTTGCTGTTTTAAAAACATTGAATCTTTTTAATAGATATAATATCTTTCATATTGAATGTTGGAACCAATATATAGAAAAACAATATTTTACTGACATAATAAATAAGTGTAATGTAATTATAACTCAACCAATAAAAGATAACTATAAAGATGTTGATTATTTATCTACATCCTATATAATTAAACATAAAACTCCTGATTGTAAATTAATAATATTTGATAGTTGTTATTTTAATTTTTATTATTATGATTTAACCTATAAAACGTTTAATGGCGATATATTACATAAACCGATCCCATACCATTATAATAAAATGATAGAATGTTATAATAATAATAATTCAATAGAATATTATATATCTCATTGTGTCAATAATTTAGATTTGAAAACTAGTGAAGAATTAGAAACAATTGCACAGAATAGTTTATACGAATTACAAAATAGAAATAAAGAAAAGTATAACGATAAATCTATATATGTAATAGAAACATATGAATATATTAAGAACAATTATAAGGACAAATTATTATTTTATTCTATGAACCATCCAACAAAATATCTAATACAATTTATATGTAAAGAAATAATTACCATTTTACAAATAGAAAATACTATGGATTATATCGTAGATACATTAGAGAACACAAAATGCATTTTATATAAATGTATTTCAAAAAATGTAAATTTTGATATACATAATTATACTGCTTTAACAGTAGGTATTACAGATATAGATAAAATCACAAAATTATATTATGATGCATACAAAGAAATTGGCTTTAAATGATACCATTTTAAGAGCAGTAGTATTATTCGCGTTGAATAAGTTGATCTCTCAGATTAAATATAATTAAATTCCCCCATCCAGGATTCATTTCTGTCCCTATAATATCAGCAATATCACGGATTGGATTCTTAAAGTTAAAGGGTGGTAAAAATATATTATTGGGATAGAATCCTCCTGCACTGATATTTGTATTTTCAGTCACATTAAATGCTTTCATATCATGATTTGTAACAGCAATATACTTTGCTCCACTTAACTGCGCATTACGTAACATACGAATCCCTTGTTCAAGTGTTAGATGCTGAATAACCTCCTTTATAATTATTAATGTAGAATCCTTATATGTAATTTGCGGTATTTCCTGAGTAAGATCTATAGTCTTATCCGAAAAGGTCATATGATTTCTTCCTTTATTCTTTTCTTTTGCAATACGAAGTGCAGTTTCAGATATATCTGATCCAAAATACTTAATCTTATCAAGGTTGGGGATTGTATGTTGCCACGTGCAGTCCCCACATGGAATATCTATAACGTGTGTTATGTTATACTCATCAATGAAGTCTGCTAGGAATTTAACGCGATATTTATTTACATTAACTGTGCTTCCTTCACCGGAAATTGTACTGCCATCTGAATACCATCCGCCTTTAGAAGCAATAGTTTCAAACACTGTAGTAATATCGCTCATTTACTTTTATCTCCTGAATATCTTAGGAAAAATAACCGTATGTATATTAAGTCAATAATATACATATAGATATCGTTGCACCGGGGCAGTCAATGTTATTTCGTATTTAAATCTATTATTTATAGATATTTCTCTTTTTCCATTCAATATCGTATGTTGTTAGGGTAATTATTTTCTGCTCTGAACGATAACTATCATAACTTATTAAAATAGGTACATTATCCAACATAATTGCATCAAATTTTTCATCTACTTTATCATACATTAATTCATACTTAAAATTAATAGGAATTATTTCACTGAGAAGCCCTGGTCCTGTTGGATATAACGCATTATGGCCATAAAATTTAGTTTCAACATTTTTAACTATGTTAATAATGCTATATAATAGAAATTTATTGCGTGGCTTAACTATAATAAATCCATTATATACACCATTATGATTTTTAAAATGAGAAGGTCTATCTTTCACAAACTTTTCAGAATTAATGAGTGTATCCATATTGCATTCATTCATGATCTTATATTTAATATCTATATATACACCGCCATGTATATACAATACACAATATCTCCATAAATCGGCCTTGAATGCACCAGGAATTAAAGAGTCATATGCTTCTCTGACAGAACGACAGAAGTAGTGTGAAATAAAATCTTGACACATAGAATCATTGTACAAGTGGAAGGTGTATTTAGGAAAATTATCCTTATTTGACTTGATAGTTTCTTTCATATCAAGTGGAATCTCTAGTGTTTTCCATGTTTGGAATATTTGTTTAGGAACAGTATTTACATCAATGTCTGGAAGATTTTTCATATTAGTAAAAATATAGCCTGACAAATCTAAATAATTATATATAGCACGTTTATCCCAAAGTGTTGAATAATGAGTAGTAAGATTAGAAATTTCCGTCCTATAAGATTCATACATATTAAATATTATATTATTATTATGTGAAATTTTATCATGCTGATTGCTTGTAGTGCATTGCTCTTTCGTAATGTATTTTCCGAGAAGCCATGGACCAGTTGGTTTCAATGGATTTCTACCATAATTTTTATTTAATACGTTTATATATATATCAGATATACATGATTTTAAGGCAGGATTACCTGCATAACTTATAATAAATCCATTTGCAACAGATATTTCATTGCTTGGCTGCGTTGGCTGGCTACCTACCCAATCAAATAAGTAATGCTCTCTATCTATAATTGTTTCAAATGAAAAATTATTAACGGGTGTAAATTTAATATCAATATAAATCCCTCCTTTAATGTATAAAATACAGTATCTCCATAGATCTGCTTTATATGCACCTGGCACTAATGAATCATATGCATACAGAATTTTAGAGGAAAAATGGTTCTTAATAAAGTTTCGTCTATCATTTTCATCAAACAATTCATATTTGAATGTCGGATTTGTATCTTTTATATTTTTTACTGTGGCTTCCATATTTTTTGGTAAGTCCTTAGTATTCCATGTTTGATATATCACACGCGGGATTGATGAAAGTGATTGAATATCGGGTTGTGGAAACTCTAAATTCGTACTAGTATTATCTATTAATAGCTCTTTTACGTAAGTTTTCGTTACAGATATAGAGGGAGGATTAAATACTACTGTTTCATAAGTATTATCTTTTTTCATAGTATCACTATTTATTTTTGTAATAAATGGCTGCGGTGATGATTGCACTGGTATATTTTGTTTTTTCCTTAGTGTTGTGATAAACATCCCTTTAAAGTATTGAGATCTTATTAAATGTAGCCAAACTTGACTGCACAACTCTGGCTTAAAAACATCCAATAATAACAGGTATGCCGAATCTTCCCCATAGTTCTGAGACAGAGTCTATTGTTGGCATCCAGTTCGGTGTCTTCAGTCCTGATGAGATCACTCGTAGATCCGTTGTGGAGATCACTACGCACAGCACGCAGGAAGGCAAGATCGGCGGACTCGCCGACCCACGCATGGGTGTCTTAGAAAACGGCAAGCTTTGTCGCTCATGTGGTCTCAATAATCATGGGTGCCCGGGTCACTTCGGACACTATAAGCTAGCCCGTCCTGTCTATTATATTCAGTTTTACAAGATGATTCTCAAAGTTCTGCGCTGCTGTTGCATCAAATGCGGCAAGCTGCTTATCAATAAGGAGAATGCAAAGGGGATGCGTCGGTCCAAAGGCGAGAACCGTTGGAAGTTCGTTCTATCTGCATGTCAGGAAGTGACACGGTGCGGCGAGCAGACAGAAGACGGTTGCGGCGCACGGCAGCCTCATCGCTATCATGATGAGGATATCTGTCGGATTGTAGCGGAATGGAAAGATATGGCCACCCCTAGTGCCGAAGGAGCGCCTGCCGCAAGTGCATCTAGCAGCCTCCGTCGCTTTCTAGAGCCTGAGTATGTCTATCGTCTGTTGCGTCGCATTAGTGATGAAGATGTGGATTTCATGGGCTTCAGTCGTCTCTGGTGTCGGCCGGATTGGATGATGTGTACAGTAATGGCGATCCCACCACCACAGGTGCGCCCATCGGTCCTCCAGGACAACAACCAGCGTTCAGAGGACGATCTGACACAGAAGCTGATTGACATTATCAAGACAAATGTGATGCTCGGCGACAAAATCGCCAAGGGTGCAAAGAAGAAGGCGATTGATGAATGGACGACGCTGCTGCAGTACCATGTCGCAACACTGGTGAATAATGATATTCCTGGTGTGGCGCAGTCGGCACAACGCAGCGGCCGACCCCTCAAGTCGCTGCAGCAGCGCCTCGGCACGAAGGAGGGCCGTATCCGCAACAACTTGCAGGGCAAACGCGTAGAGTTCAGCGCCCGCTCTGTCATTACACCGGATCCTAACATCTCGGTGGATGAGCTCGGCGTGCCCCTCAAAGTGGCGATGAATCTGACCTTTCCTGAGCGCGCCACGGCCTACAACATTGATCGTCTATACGCGTTGGTCCAGAACGGTCCTGACAAGTACCCTGGCGCCAAGTCGGTGCAGCGTTCCGCGGGCAGTGATAGCGGCTACAGTGGGGGCCGCATGATCAGCCTCAAACACGTCAATACCAAGACGATCCAGATCTACGAAGGCGACATTGTGAATCGGCACTTGCTGGACGGCGACGCGGTGCTCTTCAACCGTCAGCCGTCGTTGCACCGCATGTCCATGATGTGTCACCGCGTGCGGGTGCTGCCGTATTCTACATTCCGGCTGAATGTGTCGGTGACGAAGCCGTATAATGCTGATTAACAAAGAGAGCAAAGTTGAAGCAGGGATCACCGGATAAATCTGTATTATATAAGTAGAAATGGGCAAGCAAAGCGGTTGCCCCAATGGGGGCAGTATTTACAAACTCACATGTGCTGGTCGCAGCTACATTGGTCAGACACGCGATGTCAAGGTGAAAGATGGTAAGCCGTATGCCTATGGAGTCACCGGTCGTTGGAATGATCATGTTAGTTGTGTTAGTTCCACTCCACTTGGCCTTGCTATCCAAAAGCATGGCCCCGGCGCCTTTACTGTAGAGACAGTGGAGGCGAGTGTTGCCGAGGATCGCTTGGATGAGCGAGAGGCGCACTGGATATTGGAACTCAAAACGCTTGTACCAAACGGCTATAACAAGATGCGCCATGGGCGGTGTCGCCATCGCGATGCCTCTAGTCTATCCACCTTCTATGCGCCCCGAACCAAGGGTGTAAGAATCAGGCAGATACGACGAAATGGCGAACCACATCTTATATACGCATATCTACTCCAGGCGGATGGAGATGAAGTGCGTGTAGTCTTCGGTCAGGGGGCAGGTAGCACCTACGCGGCGGCCGTAGCGGAGGCAACCAGCTTCCTAGAAGCGTTCGCAACAGTTCCTATTGAGGCGGATCCACGAGTTCTCAGTCTAGATGCAACAGAGTATGATGCTAAGTTGGCGCGGTTTGACGATGTAACAGTCAGTCGAATTCGTGTCGCGAAGTTTAATACACTGGCGGCAGTCTATATTGATAAGGAGAGGATCTGCTTTGGTGGAAAGCATAGCACATATGAGCAAGCAGTACAAAAAGCCATGGCGTTTGCCCACGCCCTACTACAGAAACATCCGGATGCGATCATGAGCGACGATGCATCGAAGTCAGCAACAGGTGGCTGCCCTTGAGGTTGTGGAAACACCTCAGGGGGAAAACAGTGTAAGTTCCACCGCATGGTATCCTCCTCTCATCGGGGTATCAGCGATATAACCATCTAGTTTCGGAGCGCAGGTGCTCCTTAGCAAGACCGTCAAATTCAGGGAAACCCCTAAAACCAACAGGTACTGAGACCCGCGGAGAAAGACCGCAATGGGATATGTTGTAAGCAGAGAGCAACTAACAGTAACAACCCTGGTGGATTCGAGATATAGTGATCTGGACAATCACTGTATCAAGAAATGGGCGATCCTGAGCCAAGCTTCTGTTTGCAGAGAGACAGTTGAAGGTGCAACGACTTGACGTCGGTCGGTTTATCTGGGCAACCGGATAGGCTTAAGGTAAAGTCTATTCCTGGGGGAAACCCCAGGTTTGTATCAGCCGTGTGATACAAAGTTCGATGGAGATGAGATGAACATGCATGTCCCGCAGTCCGTAGAGGCTGCAACAGAGCTGCGCGAAATCGCAGCTGTCCCCAAACAGCTCATTAGCCCACGTCTGAGTAAGCCGCTGGTGAGTGTGGTGCAGGATACGCTGGTGGGCGTGAATCGCCTCACGCGGCCCACGGAGTTCTTCACCCGCCGTGAGTACATGAACCTTCTGGTGCATAGCAAGCGCTGGGATGGCAAGATTCCGCCGCCGGCCAAGACTGATCCCGTGCCTCTGTGGTCGGGCCAGCAGGTCGTGTCGGCGCTGCTGCCGGCGGTCTATCTGGCGATGGGTAATAAGGTATGGGATGAAGAAAAAGGTAAGGGTGATCCGAACTATGTTATTATCAACAACGGCACGATTACACAGGGTATCTTGGATGGCGACATCTTTGACAAGGCCCTGATTCACATTCTGTACAACGACTTCAGCCCTGAGATGACGGTGGATTTCATTGATTCGCTGCAAGCTGTGGTCGCCGCCTATTTGCAGAACAGTGGCTTCTCCGTAGGCATGAGCGACCTGATTGCCGACGAGGGCACGCTGGGCATTATTGCGACGGACATGAACACACTCAAGAAGCAGATTGAGTCGTTGCAGCTCCAGGTGCATATGGGTCTGTTTGACAATGCATCGGGTCGCACGAATCAGGAGGAGTTTGAGGGCAAGGTGTTTCAGACACTAGACAAGGTCATTGGCGCGGCGGGCAAGACAGGTCTCAAATCGCTGGCGACGAATAATCGCATGGTCAATATGGTCAAGTGCGGTTCCAAAGGTGCGGATCTGAATATTGCACAGATGATTGCGCTGCTCGGCCAGCAGTCTATTGAGGGCAAGCGTATTGCCTATGGCTTCCAGGATCGCACACTTCCTCACTTCAAGCGCTACGACGACGGCGCCGAGGCGCGCGGCTTCATTGAGTCTTCCTTCGTGAAGGGTCTGGCGCCAGCGGAGTTCTTCTTCCACGCCATGACGGGTCGCGAGGGTCTGATTGATACAGCCGTTAAGTCTGTCACAGCCGATACGCGCATCGTAATTATGGAGGCTGGTCAGACAAAGACAGTTCGCATCGGTGACTGGATTGATGCGCATTTAGCTGTGCGTGAAGCCGATGTAGAGTATTTCCCAGAGGAGGCTGATCTAGAAATGTTGCAGCTTAATGCTGCAACCTACATCCCTTCTGTCGCTCCTGATGGGACAGTCACTTGGGGTAAGGTTGCAGCTGTGACGCGCCATGACCCTGGTAATCAGCTCTATCGTGTTGAGACACTGGGTGGTCGCTCAGTTATCGTGACGGCTTCCAAATCTCTTCTAATCTGGAATCCTGATACAAAACTCCTTGAGCAGCGTAATACACCTGATGTTCGACCTGGTGATTGCATGCCGGTAACAATGGTGCTTCCTGAGCCACCAGTTATTACTTCTGCTATCAATGTGGCAAGCTATCTTTCAAAATCCGAATACCTCTATGGTACAGACTTCCATCAGGCACAGACAGCCGTAGATGCTGCCATGGTAGAGCGAGAACGTGTGCCTGCAGGCTGGTGGGCTGAGAACAACGGTAAGACTTTCACACTTCCTTATGAGAACAAAGGCCGATTTGTGCGCACGCTCAGTCGGTCTAATACTACTAATATCTCAAGGGGCTACGTTTATCCATTCACCTCCAACCGCGACGGTGCGCGTATTCCTGATCAGTTCTCTCTTAATGCAGAGAATGGCCTCTTCCTTGGCCTCTTCCTGGCAGAGGGCAACGTCGATGTGAAGAGTGGCTACGTTGGCATCACCAACAACAGCCCAGAGATCTGTCAGTTCGTACATGACTGGTTTGAGTCTCATCGCATCAACACGATTGAGGAGTCTCATGTGAATGCTATCGGTGGTACATCAACCACTGTTCGTGGATTCTCAACTGTGCTGGCAAAGCTCCTTGATGCAATCTGCGGGCATGGTGCAGGAAATAAGCGTGTGCCAGCGGAGGCCTTCACTGCTCCACTGGAGTTTGTTAAGGGCTTGCTCAACGGCTACTTCTCTGGTGATGGTACGGTCGGTCACAACTCAATTGAGTCCGGATCTGCATCCCAAGAGCTAACAGAAGGTATCACGATGCTCCTATCACGCATTGGTGTATTCGCAAAGATGTTTAAGACACAGCTAAAGAGTAACAATGTTGGCACAGAGAATATCCAGCCCACGTACCGCCTCTCTGTGAGGGCGCAGTGGGCCAGTCGTCTAGCAGAGAGCATCACATTCATTGATCCAGCGAAGGAGATCAAGCGACTGGCTCTCAGTGCAACTGCTCAGCATCGCAATTTCACATCTCAGAATGATGTAGTCCTAGATGAGATCGTGTGCATTGAATCTGTCAGCCCTGACATGTACCCTAAGATGTATGATCTCACTGTTCCAGAGACCTTCACGTTCGGTCTTGCGAACGGCCTACAGGTCTATGATACGGCCGATTCAGGTTATATGCAGCGCCAGCTCGTGAAGACGATGGAGGATCTCGTCACCTGGCACGACGGTTCGGTACGCGATGTCGGCGGACTCATGGTGCAGTTCGCCTATGGCGATGACGGAACCAGCGCCACAAAGATTGAGAATCAGCCGATTGGTCTGGGAAAGATGTCAGACACGGAGATCCGCGCCAAGTTCTCTATTGAGGATGTAGCCGCTGAGAAAAGTCAGTCGCATCTTGCCACCATGTTTGCGGATCGTGATATGTTGGTGCAGAATGTCTGGAACGGACGTGTGGAAAAGACGGTGCAGTCGGCCGTACATCTGCCGCGCCTGATTGCGGATGCAGTAGTTCAGCTGGGTCTTGCCCCCTTTGGAGCAGAGGGTGCCAAGGGCATACCCGTTACAGGTGTCCATGTCCTTGATACGGTTGCCGCGATCCAGCAACGGACCCGCCCTGACAACCGGCTCTGGGGTGCCCTGCTACGGTACCATCTGAATCCCCGCGACCTCGTAGCTCTCGGTTTCACCGCATCGGCATTTGACTGGTTGGCCGAGCAGATCGTGGTCAAGCACATGAAGTCCTGGGTGGCACCTGGTGAGATGGCGGGAATTATCGCCGCGCAGTCGCTGGGCGAGCCCACAACTCAGATGAGCTGCCCTTTTCATATCACAACTGTGATACGAAAAATAAATTCTCAAAATAATAATGTCCATGCAGCAGAAGATTTCTACGTGGGCCCAATCGGTGCGTTCATTGACACACTCATGACACAACGCGCTGCTGAAGTTCGCGCCACTTTTCATGGACCAGACAGCCAGGTCTTGGATCTTCCAGATGAGGACAAGTGGGCGATCATGGGTATCAGCAACGACGAAAAGGCCAGCTGGAAGCCGATTTCTCAGGTCAGTCGCCATCCTGCGAATGGTGGCCTGATTAAGGTTACCACCAAGTCGGGTCGCACGACCACTGCAACCCTCAGTCACTCCTTCTTGAAGCGCACGACAAATGGTATCGAAGAGATCAAGGGTTCGGATCTCCGTGTTGGTCAGCGCATCCCTGTATCTACACGCCAGCCAGAATCACCGAATCCGCTCACCACGTACAAGGGTTTCGCCCTCACGAAGGACTTCGGTTGGTTGGTCGGTATTTATCTAGCAGATGGGTCCTTCAATGGCAATACTGTCAGAATCTGTAAGATCCACCCGGTTGTTGAGGAGCGTATTCGGGCCTTGGCCGTAACATACGACTGGACGGTCACTGTTCGTAACTATCAGGGTGCATATGGCCCTGGAAAAGACACAAACATCCAATCAAAGGACCTCAAAGATACCCTCATGGAGCTCTGCAACACGGGCTCATTCGACAAGTGTTTGTCAGCGCCAGTCTTCCATGCGAATAAGGAGTTCATCGCAGGCCTGATCAGCGGTTACTTTGACGGAGACGGCAATGTCAATGCGCAGCGGCAGCAGATCCGCGTAGGCAGTCGCTCCAAGCAGCTCATTCGCGATATCGCCCGTCTCCTCCCAGTCTGCAGTGTCTTCGGCACCCTCTGTGAAGAGAAATCGGTTAATATGCCTGACCAGACCATGCACACCCTCAACGTGCTACGCAAGCACGCGGCCATCTTCCAGCAGGAGATTGGTCTCCACCTTATCGAGAAGGCCGCCGCCCTTCAGGAGATTGTTGAGTACAACGCCCGTACCGATGGGCACAGCCTCAAGGAGGATATCGATATGATTCCGGAGCTCGGTGACGTCATCGCTGAGACGGGTCGCCTCCTCAAGATGCCTGGCCAAAGCCGCACCTATGGTCGCTATGGGTCGGACCGTGTGGTCAAGAAGACCGCGATCGGTCGTCGCACGCTGCAGGCTTACATCAGTGAGTTCCGCGAGATGATTCAGATCCGGATTGATCCTGCAGTGGCTGACAAGGTCTATGAGAATCTAGCCATACTGGAATCTGCTGTTTCATCAGACATCATCTGGGACGAGATCACCGAGCTGGAGATCCTCGATGATCCCCATGAGCTGGTCTATGATTTCACCGTTCCAGGCAATGACAGCTTCATGGTGGATGACTCCATCTTCGTGCATAACACGCTCAACACCTTTCACTTGTCAGGCGTAGCAGCCAAGTCCGGTATGACCCGAGGTGTGCCGCGTCTGAAGGAGCTGCTCAAGGTGACGCAGAATCCGAAGGCCACGTCGCTGACGATTCACCTGCGCCCTGATCTGCGCAAGTCCAAGGAGGAGGCTCGCCGTCTGGCCCAGGAGCTGGAATTTACGCTGCTCAAGGATCTCGTGACGGTTAGCCGGATCTACTATGATCCCAGTGATTCAGAGACACTTATTGCAGAAGATGCAGAATGGTTGAGCTTCTTTGCGGCCTTTGAGCAGGAGCTGGCTGAGGACGAGGATGAAAGCCCGTGGGTTATTCGCCTAGAACTAGATCGTGAGAAGATGTTCAATAAGAATATCACGATGGAGGATATCAGCTTCGTCTTGCGGCGCGCGACCGCCGCTGGATCTAATCTTGCTTATACAGATCACAATGCCACGCGGATGATCTTCCGTATGCGACTCATAAAACCCAGGAATGAGGTACCGCTCAATGATCTAACATTTGTCAAGCAGACACAGAATCGTCTGCTTTCACAGACATTGGTGCGTGGTCTCCCTGGACTTCGGAATGTGAGTTTCCGCATGATGAAGAATGAGATCTTTGAGAAGAATCCTGGAAACGACAACAAGTACGAAGCAGAGGACCAGTTTGTGTTGGATACGCTTGGGACAAACTTCCTAGATGTGCTTGTGCATCCGGATGTGGATGGCACACGCCTTATTAGCAATCACGTGCATGATATGTATGAGAATCTCGGCATTGAGGCGGCGCGGATGATTCTGTTCCGTGAGATCTTCGGTCTGTTTGAGCAGGCCGCGCCGGTGAATTATCGTCACGTGGCAATTCTGTGCGACGCCATGTGCAATCGTGGGCGCATGATGTCAGCGGATCGGTATGGAGTAAATAAGAAGAAGACGGGACCACTGGCAAAGGCGAGCTTTGAGCAGACAGAGGATATCATGTTGCGTGCAGCCTTGTTTGGAGAAATGGACCCGGTCACTGGTGTAAGTGCAAACATTATGACGGGTCAGCCTATTCGTGGCGGCACGAGCTTCACCCAGGTGCTGTTGGACGAAGCGGCATTGCAGGAGTTTATCACGAGTTCGCCGCCGCCGCGTAAGACGATTGAACGTGCGCCGACTATGGTGCAACAGCAGATTGATGAGTTGTTAGAAGCTAAGGAGGCGCCTGGGTGCCGACAGGTGGATCTGAGGATGCCGACTGCATTGCCGCCTATGGACCCGATGAGCACGGCTGATGCAGATCTACCGGATCTGGAGATCCAGCTCATCGACGAGTAGTCGATGGGCCGTACCGAGCTAGTTCTGTAAGATTTATTTGTATAAATCTTGTATTAGATGAATAGAGCGGATGCCAATTATACCACCTTCTGCAGGAGATAGAATTAATAGGATAAAGACAGAGATTATTTTGTTTAATCCGCAGAACATTGCAGGTCTGGGATATACAGATTACCAGAATTATAAAAAAGCTGGACCAAGTCTAGTGAATCCAGAATGCTGTGGCAGCGGTAGCGGCAGCGGCAACGGCAGCGGCGGCGGCGGCTTCGGAGAAACCACTTTATCCCGAGGCGAATGGGCCGAAGCATTTCTAAAGGCCAACCGGTGGCCAGTCACACATAATAATTTAGTAGCACTGGTGGGATGGATGGAAGGAGAAGGCAGTCCATGCAAGTGCAATCCGCTTGATACCACAGTGCCTGTAAATGGAGCGACCGATTGTAATAGAGTCGGAGTTAAAAATTTTTTAACATATGCTGACGGAATTAATGCTACTTCAATAACCCTAAAAGGAAATTTTAGAGACTATAAAGAAATTCGCGACAATCTTGCTGCATCAAGTAGCCCCATTGTTACCGCTACGAGTATAGCAAATTCGCCATGGGGAACAGGCAGATTAGCGCTTGAATGCATAACAGATGCGGCAAACAGTATTGCGAAATACAATCTTTATGCGAATAGGCCGGTTGTTCAATGAATAACATGACTATACTATAGAATGAATCCTACTGCTACATCCTCATGGTGGCCATTTGCAAGCACAGTACCAATAGGAACAACAGAGCAGACAGTACCAATAGGAACAACAGAGCAGAAAGCCCCATGGTATAGATTTTGGGGCGGCGCCAGAAAAGCCAGAAAGTCCCGAAAAGCCTCCAAGCCCAAAGGTCGCGTAAATGTATTTGTAAAAGAGTTTAAAATGGTCAATGGCAAGATTCTTGTAAATCGCGAAATGCACTGCGTTGCAAATACCCGATCTAGAAAACTCAAATGCAAACCAACTGGTTCTTGTAAGACCCGCAAACATTAAAGGTGATCGCCTAAACAATCGCAATATCAACCAGGTATGGAGAACAAAGTACATTGGTTAGAACCCGTAGCCCCACAGACAACGAGTCCCGACCAACAGATTACGCTCAGCAATGGAGCCCCAACACTAACCCTGCACACCCCAATCCACGATCGGCTAATTGCCATCAAAAACGAAATTGATCGCGTCGCACCGTCAGGTTATTGGGATGATGCTAAGAAAATCACAAATCCCTACGAATATATCTTTCTCTCTCTGCAGCGTCGTATGCCATGGTCCATCTCAGCCAAACAGCCTCTGAGTCGCAGCTATTTCAAGATGATTGAGATATGGGATCTACTTGCTCTAACAGCTATGGCGACAACACATTCTGCAGAGGGCCCCGGTGGTTTTCTTGAAGCAATCCAAGATCGCATGATGGCTGTCAATGGCAATACCGCGATTCCCATGATCGCCATGACTCTCAAGTCCAGTGAGCGTACCGTACCGGGTTGGCGCAAATCCTATAATTTCCTACAAAGCTATCCAGAAGTGCATATCACGTATGGTCAGGATCAAACCGGCAACCTCTACAACCTAGCAAATCAGGAGGCCTTTACGGCGGCCTCTGAGGCCCATTTAACGAAGGCCTGTGTCTATACCGCCGACGGTGGCTTTGATTTCAGTGCCGACTTCAATGGCCAGGAAAACACTGTCCAGCGACTTCTTATTGCAGAGGCTCTGGCGGGTCTAACAACCCTCAAGTCCGGCGGCACGATGATTCTGAAGCTCTTTGATATGAAGTACCGAGCTACTCTGGAATTCATATGGGTGCTCTCCAGTTGCTTTGAGCGTACGGCCTTGATCAAGCCGCACACCAGTCGCCCTGCAAATTCAGAACGTTACTGGGTTGGTTCCGGCTTCAACGGTGCAAAAGACTGGATTATCCAGCTATTCCGCAAATTGACGGCGACAGATGCACCTCATGGATGGGATCATCTGTTTGCAGAGGAGCCGGTTTATCCGCCGGCATGGATCACCGAAGTACAGGCCTTTCAGGAGCAAGTGGAGCTTCATCAGTTCAATAAGATTCAACTAACATTGAATCTTATCCGAACTCCTACACGAGAGATAATTCTTGAACTCTTGACACAGAATATACGCAATAGTCGGGAATGGTGTCAGAGACACCGGATTCCATTTAATCTCCGATACAGGGGGCTTACAGATGAGCAGGTGGCTGCGATGAACCTGGAAGAGGCACTGATTCCATTCCAAGCTTCGGTCGCACGAACGAATTTACAAGGATTGTCCCGACAGCAACCGACGCATCGTGTGTGGATCGCGCCCCACGCTCAACCGACTCCAGTTGGGCTAGCATGGCGTACAGCATTGCCGGCGAGTGTCTTGGGTCGAGCACCATCGCAAACAGTCGGGGATAATCCGCCTTCTGGGCCGCCAGCGCCACCTCAATCTCCTCCTTTGACTTTCCAGCCGCCTGCGCGGCCTTAATGGCCTCCACCATAGCACGGGCGCCAACCGATCGCTTATTTTCGCGAATCTCTGCATCCATTTTGGCAGCATCCTCTGGATTCTGTTTCTCACGTTCTAGCTTGGCCTTTATACTATCCATGTCCTATGTCATTCTGTAGAGAATCCTTTATATCCGATAACCGCGCTCCTAAATTCGCAATCAATAGCAGAATGTCAGCTGTCGCGAATATAGCATCTAGTCTTCAGAAAGAACAAAGTGGCCGACTCACCTCCTATAAACCGAAAAAACAGGAGATTCCTTCGGATTATCGGAGTGCAATTCACGCACAGAATACACCGCCGCCGCCTGGCAAAGAGGCATTTACAATGCCGACGCCATGGTTCAGTAACTGGTTGCTTGTGGTAGGAGCCGCATCAGTGGCGTTTGTATTGCTTACAACCCGCTGGAATAAACGGCTTTAGCCGCGGACTCTAGAAAGTCTTGATCGCCGACTCCGCTTCTTCTGCTTTCGCGATTTTGATTTTGATCGCGATCGTAATCGTAATCGTTTTCCGCCTGCCTGCATATAGCGCAAACCCTCTGCACGGATCTCATTATATTGGTTAAGCTTTCCCGTAAAACCTGGCGCAGACATAAATGTTTCAGGATCAATAGGTGCTTCTCCACCCTGCACCGCCTGCTTTGCCAGCGTACCCTCCTGTGGTCCCGTACCGTCAAAAAGTGCCGCAATTTTTGATACAGGTGTCATTTCTCCTGAACAAGGCGCACTTTTTTTCCTATGGAAACAGCATGCATCCGTAGCTTCTGAATATTTCCTTCCATTTTATGGACAGTCGGAATCTTTAAAGAGCGCATCACTTCACGTATCTTGTTATCCTGTTTGCCTTCACGATAGCGCACCTCAATTGTATTGAGATCCGCTATCTCCCGTTCAGCATCTTCAAGTGATACAGGCCGGCATGATGGGGAATGCCAGATAATATTTGTCTGGGTGTCAATATCCCAGCGTTCTCGCACATCTGCCGGAATGAGTTCTTCTAATGTCTTAGGACGCCAGACATGGCGGGCCTCATCGCATTCTGCAGGTCGGTGCCCATAACAGGAACACTGCGAACACCAGAAAGAAGCACGGACTGGACAAGATCCATCATGGAATCGTGTTAGGCCCAATGTTGTTTTACACGTAGTACAAGAAATCATTGTACATATCCCATATCAATCACCCCCCCTAATCAACTTTTTGATGCAGCATACACGGCGGATAGCTGATTAGGAACCAGACTTATCTGTTGTCTAGCGCCTATATCTTACGTAAAACTAGGTGAAATTTGACGGGCAGTGGGTACTGACACTGTTACTCACGATGTTGAATTTTACGATGGACGATTATGTCTCAGAAAAGGAGGATCACATGACTGAACTAATGGCAATCATAATATTATATATAATATTAGTGGTGGTTATTCACTGGGCCCTTGGTTTTACTAAAGTGACATCTCTGGAGGCAACTGAACAATCAGAGAAAGAAGAGAAGGAGGTGCAGGAGGAAAAGCCCGTGGCATGGAAATCAATCGGCACTTATAAAGACCGACCTCTTTACGAACGAACATATGCGAGTGGTAAGAAAGCCTGGCGTTATATGAATAACGGTATTAATCTCTATCTTCATAAACGGGATCTTGTTAAAGGCGAAATAATCTCCACCCACTAGAGATATGCAGATTGCATTTGCCCTAATAGTCGTTCTTTGGTGGATCGCCATATGGGGTCTTTCAGATCTACTTACAGCAGACTGGAGTCGTGAATCGCTATTCAAATACTATATATCTATTTTGATACTTGTTGCGTTTATTGTATGGTTATTCCCAGATATCATTCATCGCCTATAAATGTGACCGCCCGCATCAAGTGCCACTACCAAATACACTATGGAACACGTATTTTACAAAATAGATATTCAGGGAATCGTCTATCTAATTGATCCGGCAACGTCCAAAGCCTACACATACGATCTTGCGCATCCAACAGAAATCGGCAAAATTGTATGGGCAGATTCAAAAGCCACTCCGACAATTGAGCTTCTTACTAATTGGAGGTCTATACTGGAGGCGAAAAAAAGTGAGGTGTCGCCCGTAGCCTAACCCCCGCGCTTCAAGATGCCTCCACAGATGAAAGATAAGGCCGCTTGGCAACAAATGCTCAACGAACATCGCCGCGCACTTCTGGAAAAACTCATTCAGGAATTTCCGCAAGTGTTGAAAACAAAGCGTTCTACAGTGGATATCTGGCGACTACGACTACCACTTAGATAGGACATGCTCCATACGCCTGTAACTCTGTAATTATTACTGTCTGTATAGGTCGTGCAGGTTGAGGCTTACTCCTTGATAGTAACTGTGCCTTTTTGTAAGCGATATAATCCGAACTAGAGAGAACCTTATTATAGATAAATTCATTTCTAACACGATTGTTGTTTGTATTCACATAGGTTATTGCCGCACCCAACATCTGTGTTCGCAGCGTCCCTGTTAGCTGTTCATAGGAGTTCTGAACAACGGCGGATCTACAGGTGTAAGGCTGCGACATCTCTACTAAGGTCACCGCCAAAAAGTTGATACATACTGTCCTTGCTCACGCCACCCAAGTAAAGCCACCATGACACAGCTTTATATGATTCTTAGCGCTGTTGATCAAGAGAGAGGGCAGCCTATCGGACTCTATTACGATATCTTCAAGGCTCAAAAGGATTTCGCCGCGATCAGCGATATGGGCGCGGCCTTCACCGGCCATCTGACAGCCTTCCTAGTTGCATATCAGGTGCAAAAGGGCGGACAGCTTGTAGAACTGCAGGAGTTAGGACGTAAATAAGGGCCACTGATAGGCAGCGAAAACTTGACACCCTTTTTGGCCTTCACCCCCTCTAACACAAGACAGTAGTAACAAAAGACATTACTACATACTTTACAATGATCTCTGCATCCGGTTTCACACATATCGGCGGCTCCAAAAACAAGGAGAATCAGGACATCTACTTCATCGGTGATCAGATGTTCGGTGTCTTTGATGGACACGGACACGCAGGGCGCAACGTAGCCATGACGGCCTGCGCTGTGTTTTCTGAGGCATCTCTGGACTCTTCATTTCCTGAGATCTTCGCCGCAGCGGAAGAGGCAGTGTCGCGCATTAGACTGCCCACTGACCCAAGTGCCGGCGGCACAACTGCCTCCTGTCTCTACATTGATCCGGATGAGGGCTACTGCCAAGTCGGTCACGTCGGAGATTCAGAGGTCCGCTACTTTGATGAGGACGGAGGGGTAGGTGTTAGTCTCACAGCCGACCACAGCGGTTGCTCTTTGGATGAGTTTCATCGGATTATGGCGACTTCTAATCCGGCGCAGCTCAAGTTTGACGCACGTCCGCCACACGGATATGGACGCCCTGTCTTTGTAAAGAAGGAGGGGGAATGGGCCGTAGATCCCAAAGGCGGAAACTACTATTGCACAGTGCGCTGTGACTGGGCATCGTATGTAGTCAGTCCTTGTGGTAAAGAGAAATTGGCCGTAACCCGCGCCTTGGGCGACTTCTTCATGAAGCAGTATGGAGTGATCGCAGAGCCTTCCGTTACAACAGTGGGTCCTCCTGCGGCAGGTGTGACCCGTGCCATTGTCCTTGCATCAGATGGACTCTGGGATGCCATGCAGTATGAGGAAGTGCGGGCCATTGTGCGGCGGCCAGATCTCTTGGGCGACGCCGAGGCGGCAATGGCTGCGCTTAAGGATGCCACTCTGGCGAAGAACGCTACGCTCTTTGGCGCCATGGCCGACAATATGACGGCTATCGTCGTCTATGTCGGAACAGAATCACTCTAGACTATAAACCAAAAAGTAATTGTATTTTTGGTTATTTTGTTCGCCTTTTATTAGACCACCGTCATCATGCGGTTCATGAACCAGCTCGGTGTTACCACAGTCTTCTTCAGGCGCAGACGGCGCACCTTCCATCCGCGCCATAGTGCCTGTATCTTCTTTACAGCAACAGCATGCTCCGTGCGAGGAGCAATCACAGATCCTGTCGCTGAGAGCAGTGAGGACATGATATCACCGTCACAGGCGCTCTCCGTGAACCACATGAAGACGTTCCAGCCATCACTATCCACAGCAGTAACACTAGCGCCCTTTGCCAGCAGCAGATCCACAAGCGCCTTATCACTATCGGAGCGCACCGCCTCCATGAGAGGCGTGATGCCCGTAGTGGGTTGCGGATCGTTCAGAATAGCTCCACGTGCGATTGCGGCGGTAGCCACCGGTAGCGAATTATACCGGCACGCCGCAATAAGTGCAGAATTAGTCGTATCGGCAGATATTAGACTGGCCAAGGAAGTGAGATCGGCGCCGGCAGCGATCAACGCCTCGGCGCACTCATGTTCCTTATATATCACAGCATAGATAAGAGCAGTATCGCCATCAGAGTCCTTCTCCTCAATGTTGGTTCCTTCACGGATAATCCGCTGAAGTTCGGCCAGATTGCCATCGCGTGCAGCCGTCATAAGAGGCGTCATAATAGTCATAGAGTCAGGGTCATCGGAAAAGTCCGAATCAGAATCATCAGACTCTGATTCGGAATCTGAATCCACCGGCGGTGCCATGAGCCGCTCCTTCTCTCCAGGCTCTGCGCGACAGCAGGGACAGTTGCCGGTACCATCAGGCTTCTGCAGCCATTGCACGAGACACCGCATATGGAACTCATGGCCACAGCTCATTACAGAACGACCCGTCGCCTTCGTCACCTCATCACAGCAGATTGCACAATCATTTGCGATCATTGGATTATGTCAGGAATTCAAGATCTTATTTGACTCCTGTAGGCAGTATCATGCCTGGCCATGTGCATCAACTTTATTACACCCCCCCCCTCAGCTATGTAATAAAGTTCGGAAACCTTAACAGAGTTATGCAAAAGACACCAGCGAATCCAATTAGTAATAGTGTAGAAGTAGAAGTAGAAGTAGAAGAAGTAGAGACAAAGGATGCCCTTTGTTTCTGCATTGTATGTTACATGTGTTTCTGTAGTTGTCTAACTTCAGTGTTCTAGTGATACCGTCCTCATAAAAATGAAGGGGGCATAGGCCTATAAAGGCCCACGTACGATGATGACTGACAACACGACACATATCCTTTCATGCGAATTCTGGAAGAACTGTGATAGTTACAAGGCTATAGATGATGATAAGATGACGCAACCCAAGTATTACCGGCTCAATAATGCGACGCCACAGGTGCAAAAGCTTGTAGAGATGACTTCAAAGACGTTCGGCACCGAATCTGAGAGGATTATTGCAGAAATCTTCAAGCTTGGAGCGCGCACCTCTACCCAAAATGACGGTACGATGAACGGCAAAAAGATTGAAATCAAGTGCGCCCGCTACTGGGAAGGAAAGGACGATTGCAAGTGGCAGCATCTGGAAGAGTTTCACGACTTTGACTACGCGCTGTTTGTACTCTTGGACTTTACTGGCTGGAAGGTGTGGTGCATCAAGAAGTCGCTGTTGATGGGCGACATGCGCACCAAAAACATCGTTGTTCGGCAGGGCGAAGAGGGACACATTACAATGAAGTCCAAGATTCTTCCGTACATGACGCCCATTAGGACAATTGCAGAGCTTCAGGCGTTTGTTCAGTAACTTTATCCTTCAGTCGCTCATGAATAAGAACAACATACTCTGGATTTAATTCAATACCGACAAACGATAGCCCAAGATTTTTGGCAGCGAGACACTCACTACCAGAGCCGGCAAAGGGAACAAGCACGTATCCATTTATTTGCCGGCACGACTTGATGAGTTTCTCACATAGCGCTAGAGGTTTCTGCGTAGGATGATTCACCCGCTCATTCATACCTGCTCCACCTGCAAGAGCCGGTATCTTAATTACATCACGGGGCAACGCTCCATCCGGATGCGCAGTATATGTTGTCTTTTTGTCGCCCTTTGAGAAGCGGCCGACTGTCGCTGTGCGCTCTCTACCAGCCGCACCGTTCAGAAATCCCTCTGTATAGGCTTCTCTGACTGCATCGCGGTTGAACACCTTATCCGTCTTCCATAGAACAAGAAGACTTTCATGCGATCGCTGCCAGAAGTTTAGAGATGCCGCATTCTTGTTGGTATAATGCCAGACAATCCAGCGACGATTAATAGAGAATGGGATTCGTGATAGAATAAGCGCCAGATTTTCACTGAATCCGTAGATGAACATTGTGCCATTGGATTTGAGAATACGGAGACATTCGGCTATCCACAGATCACACCATTTCAGATATTCATCCATGGGCTGCTTGTCGCTATCATTGCCGAAATCTTTGCCGATATTGTAAGGTGGATCGGCAATGATAATCTGCGCAGATTCTGCTTCCAGTGTGGGAAGGAGGGCCATGACGTCACCTTGCAGAATAGTTTGCTGTAGTGGCGCTGTCGCCGTCTCTGCAACATGAGTGATCACATCGGCATTCGTGTTAGTAGCAGGAGCTCCTTCAATAAGTGATCGGAGTTCCTCCTTCTTTTTACCACTGTAGCCCTTGATTTTGCGTTCTTTACAGATCGCAACCAATTCTTCCTTTGTCTTCTTAGAAAGATCCATCGTATGTGACGGCACGTCTGTCAGGGGCGTATAGTCACATTTTGCGCAAAATATATGTATGGTTGTGAAGGGCATTCTAAAATGTCGTGGTACAGATAAATGTAACGTTGCGAATGCGGTTCTGACCAAGACAACAGACTCTTCTGGGATTGGATCATAGTAGTTCAGAAGCCTCCAACAGTAGCATCATGGTTTCGGTATCGGAAGATCCATCATCTGCAAACCACATAAATACGTTCCAGCCATTATTATCCTTAGCGCGGACATCCGCTCCTTTTGACAGAAGTAGTCGGACCAGTTCTGCATTTGAATAACCAGCACAGACAGCCCGCATTAACGGAGTTCCACCATTTTCTACACGACAATTCGGATCAACACCAGACTCTAGTAGGAGCTTAACCGCATCATAGGAGCCTGCCGCACAGGCTCCATGTAACGCCACATCCATATATCCGACCCCGTATTCCAACAAAAACTGTAAGATCTCTGTATTGTTATCCTCTGCGGCTTTCACAAGAGCCGTTTCATTTGCCTGACTGACGTGATTCGCGTCGGCACCGCACCCAAGAAGGTATTCCGTCATATCGCAAAATCCCGCATACATTAACGGTGTTTGCCCTACATTATTTGAATGATTAACGTTAGTACCGGCCTGTATGAGAGCAGCAGCAATATCAATCCTACCCATTTTTGCAGCGTAAAAGAGCGGCGTGTCACCATCAGAATCCACTTTAGATAGCGTGGCTGGATCTTGCTGCAGAGCTTCAAGTGCGAGTCCTATATTTCCTCTGGCAACGGCTCTCATAAGTTCCGACGCATACACATATTGAATTGACTCTTCAGAGTCTGAATCCGCGGGCCGTCGGATACGCTCTAATTCTCCTGACTCTTTGCGACAAAGAGGACAAGAGGCAGAACCAGATAACAGCCATTGCCCCACACACTTGATATGAAATTCGTGTCCGCAGCCAAGAACCGATTTCCCTGTATCTGATGTTAGCTCAGTATAACAAATCGGACATTCCGTCATCTAACATAATCAGCACTAATAATCTTTATGTCAGTCATCCAGCCGCGACACACGGTTGGATTCGGACATTTTAAGGCTGCGCCTTAAAAGTCCTCATCCAGTGCAAACGTCATCTTTGTCGCATCCTGTCCCACACCCGCCAAGGCGTAGTTGGTAACACGCTTCTCAAAGAAATTGTCCTTGCCTTCCAGTGAGATCCGCTCCATCCAAGGAAAGGGATTCGCCGTATTCCAGATCTTCTCATAGCCAAGAGCGACCATGAGCCGATCCGCCACAAACTGAATATACTCTCCCATACGCGGTCCTGACATCCCAATGAGCGAACACGGCAGCGCCTCCATGATAAACTCTTTCTCAATCTTCACCGCCTCCCGCATGAGCTTGATCGCCTTCGTCTTCGGCAGCTTGTGCTTGCACTTGGAATACAGCAGACAGGCAAAGTCGGTGTGCAGTCCCTCATCACTCGCAATGAATTCATTGGAGGCCGTAAGACCAGGCATCAGTCCCCGCTGTTTGAGCCAGAAGATAGAACAGAAAGCGCCACTGAAGAAGACGCCCTCAATGGCCGCAAAGGCCATGACGCGTGTAGGAAAATCCGCCTCATCGCTCATCATCCACTGCAGAGCCCAGTCCGCCTTCTTCTGAATGCACGGCACAGTCTGAATAGAACGGAGAATCTCCACCTTCTCCGTACGATCCTCAATGTACGTATCAATGAGCAGAGAATATGTCTCAGACTGACCTGTTAGAATACCATTGAATATACCGGCATGCCGTTTTGGCTCTGTGAAACAATACGTTGGACTTGTTCGCCCCTCGTCAATGATCTCCTCCACACGGATAAGTGTCGGATTTGCAGTAACCCCATTTGTAATAATAACAAGCCTATGCGGTACAAAGCCAAGGCACACCAGTTTATGTGTATTTGCACAACTAATATAGAGCACCCAGATCTCCGCACACTGATACTCTTTTATTCCACCCTTTCCATCAGGCATGAAACGCTTCCCTGCAGGCTTGTTCTGCCGTATCTTCACATCAACCCCCATCGTACTCAACATTAACTGAATCTCTTGTAGAAAGTCAATGTTGATAGATCCCAATTGAATGGCAGATAAACCTGTATTACTAGTTTTCACACAACCATCCGCGTCTAGGAGACCAGCAAGCCACTCCAACTTTGTCTTAATAGAGTAATTGACAGGCACGAAGAATTTCGGTTGATTGACTTTATGGGTAAGATAGCATGACGTCTTATTAAGAGCTGGCTTAGGATTAATGGAGGATACCTCAAGATAAGGTAGCAGCGCCTGTTTCTCTCCATACAAGTCAATGAATGGATACTTGTTACAGTATGAACCATCACCACAGAAGAATCCATGCGTATAGGGATTCAGCAATACTGCAGGATCTTCCAGAGAAATTGTTGGCAGCTCATACGCGCCAATAATATCTCCAACAACGAGACCAGTTGTAACACATTTCTCAATCTTACAGCGTTCAGGGTGTGCTACAGGCCCACGGCGTACAAACCATTTATGCCCCTCGGTGCATTCCAGAGACATACCGTTTGAGAGCTTAACCTTGAGTAGCTTATCCATAGGTGATGTCTGTACAACAGTAACCTCTGAAAACTCCTCTCCATTCCATACATTGACCTGCTTGTCTGCCAGGCTAGCAATCTCAAAGTAGCCAGTATCTGTAAGAATCTTTGTTTCGGGTGCCACACAATGGACCGTCTCCATCATCATCTGGACACCATAGAAGAATTTTGCCTCTGGCACCTGAATTTCGGTGGCGAAGCGTCCCGCCAGATTCTCCATTACGATACCATCTGAACCGGCGAAGAAACCCAGAATCCGCTTCACAAAGTGCTGCTCTTTTTCGTTCAATGTATTCCACTGTGCCAGATCTTTGGATAAATCCACTTCCTCAGGTCGCCAGAATACCGACACATGGTCTTTGTACATCTTCCAGAGATCGGCATGCTGAATGGGAAATATGACGAAACGGTTGGGATTCGCCTTGAGCATCGGCTCATCTGCATCCCGCTTCATGCGTTTCGCGACTGCAGCCTCCCGCAGCTGCGTCACGTCAATAGGGTTCGTGAGTGTCTCTGTATTCTCGGTGGTTGCTACAGATGTCATGTACTTATTCTTGCGATTTTCTGCCATTGGTACCCGCAACACCGACCGAACCACCCAGGGTCAAGTTTAACGGCATATTCTATACATAAATAACCGCATCCACCTTAAAATATGACGCCGCATGCCTGGCACCGGGACCCCTCAAAGGATGAACCCTGCTGCAAAAAAGAAAGCATTGGGGCAGTATTTCACGATATCCGCACGACTTCAAGATTATATCTATGAAAAAGTCCAGTATAAGGGCGCCCCTCTCCTAGAACCGTCCATGGGAGCAGGACACCTTCTGCAGCCATTTCTGCAAGCCAATGCAGCATATCCAGTGACCGCGTATGAAATAGATCCGACTGTTCATCGTCTGCCGCTTCAGCCGATGCAGACACCGATCATCGGCGACTTTCTAACAGCAGATATCACCGAACATTATCCCACAATTATTGGAAATCCGCCATTTGTAAAACGCAAGGGCCGACCGAATCTCTATATTGAGTTCGTGGCAAAGTGCTTTGATCTTCTGACACCAACGGGAGAGCTTCTGTTTATCGTGCCATCAGACTTCTTGAAACTAACATCTGCCGCTGCTCTCATCACACGCATGGCTGCTGCGGGTGCCTTCACGGATTTCCTATTTCCGCACGACGAAGGTTTATTCGCAGGCGCCGCCATTGATGTAGTCGTGTTCCGTTACCAACGGGGCTTACAGCAGGGACTGGCGCAAGTCAATGATGAGCCGAAACATGTCATCTGCAACAGCGGGATTCTTACATTCTCTTCTGCCGTTGCTCTGGCCCCTGCAGAAGCAGCTACAGTTCAAGATCTATTAGATGTCTATGTAGGGATTGTTAGTGCCTGCGATGCCGTGTATAAAAAACCCTTTGGCACCGCCAATGTCCTTATTGATAAGGACAAGATAGAGCGATTTATTCTCCCACGGGTCTGGCCTCTACCGATCACGGAAACCGAAGCCAGCGCACATCTTGTAGCCAATAAAGCGACTCTCATGAGTCGCCGTATTCGCAAATTCAAAGAAGACAATTGGTGGCAGTGGGGCGCCCTACGCAATATTACGGTTGTAGAAGCAAAAGCAGGGACGCCGTGCATCTATGTTAGGAACATGACACGCCACGATGAAATCGCCTTTGTTGGTACTGTGCAGCTCTTTGGAGGAGGGCTTATCTGCCTCATTCCAAAACAACCAGGACTGAATCTACCTCCTATTGTGGCAGCGATCAATCAAAAACGCGATGACTATATATATTCTGGACGCTTCAAGATTGGCCAAAAGCAGCTGTGTTGTTTATCACTATAGCTTCAGTGGATGCCGAATAAGATATAATCGTAATAGAGGATGCGCTTTCTGAATTTTGACAGGATGATACATTAATCCCAATTGTATATTGGATTCAGTCCATTTATTATTCCATGTAATATTTCGTAATTCCACCGGTGTCTGAATTTCTAATTTATGCATCGCGGCAAGTGTATTAAAAAAATATTCATGGTACATGAGTGTTTTATGCACCGCACCGAACTCTCGTATAATTGCAAGCAGTTTTTTTGATAGACGACATGCGCACATCATACTATTGAACCACGGTTGGGGCAAAAGTTTGTTCCGAGGCCAATGCGGCCATTTAGGATTATATGAACCGTGTGAGGCACACAGCAGATCCGCGGTTTTATATCTACGTTCCATGGCATCAATCGCGGCCGTATTACTTATGAAAACATCGTCCTCAATAAAATAGACAAAATCATAAGATGTATCTTTAACACACACATGATACATTGCCTTTTCCCATGCACACGGCCTTCGTTCATTCTTAACAGTATAGGGCAACACAATCCCAAAAAAACCATGATCCAAGCATTCTTGTGACGAATACTGAATAGCCTTTACAGGAAGAGCCGTTGCATCATACGATGAATCATCTATTGCAATATAGACTGCAAGCGCATCTGTTTGTAACTCGGCTGCAAACGCAACAAGTTCTGGACTTGGATGGACAGTCAAAAATATTACGGCACTGGGCATTCTTTATTGGTTTATACATAGAATCTTTATATATTACGATTGCTAGAATACAGACAGCTCGGCCTTACAGAACTCTTCTTCTGTAGCACGTCGCTGCAACAGAGATGCCTGAACGGTACCAAGAAGTTCGCGAACCTTGGCCTTGTAGTCGGCCGCGACATAGTCGGCATGGGCAAACTCACTGGCCCAGCCGATCTGGAGGATATTGCAGGGATTCTTTTTGTAGCTGTGGATATCTATGAGCGACTTGACCAGAGCAGCTCCCGTGCTCTTATTGACGACAATGAAGTGGTATTCTGTTGCGGGATCGCGCACGGCCTTCTTGGGTGCGCCCACGAGCCCGCCCCACCAGGTATCAAAGTTCATATTCTTCTTGGTAAGCACCTGGCCCGTTAGTGTGTAGTGGATCGCTACCTTGTCAAACATATTGTCTGCCGATGCGCATTCCGTCAGCTTAAGATTGAAAGGAATGCCGTCAATAAGCACATCATGCCAGAAGCGCGGCGGTGAGATTTCTACACGGTGCGCAGGCTCAAGTGCGGTCTTAAGTGCCGCAAGATACGGAGCCTCCTTTACAGAGGATTCAATGCGACCGTCGCCGCCGCCGGCGCTAAAGCTTATCCGAATTGTGGCGCATGCGGCTTTAATCGCTGAAATCGTATCAAGATATGGAGTCGTCATGGTGAAGATCGGGGCCCATGACATCTACCCTATTCAACTTTTATTGCATACCCATTGTAAGGAATGAATACATGGTACGGAATTCTCCTGCTATTTATTCTTGTAGGAGTCGCAGTATATTGGAGACCACAACAACCGTACATCCTACCCAAAATAGTATGGACACACTGGGATACGAACAATCTTCCAGAATTATGCCGTGTTAATTTAGAACGAACCCGTCGGATTCTGCATGATTGGGATGTTCGCTTCTTTACAACCGCGGATTTTCTGCGCTGGTGTCTGCCGCCACAGGGATTTGATGTTCTTTCAATCCAACACAAGGCTGATTTTGCACGACTTTGGCTCCTTAAAAATTACGGAGGAGTGTGGATGGATATCAGCATTGTTCTGAATCAAAGTCTGAACGCATTATACGACGAATGTGTAAGCAGCGAAGCAGAGTTATCTGGGTTTTATATTGAAGAGACTACAACGGATCCGAAATATCCCGTTTTTGAAAACTGGTTTATCATGGCACCACAGAAGAGCCGGATTATTCAGCTCTGGTTTGATGAATTTAGTCACGCGTGCAGAATAGGATTCAAGAAATACAAGCAGAATGCGCGGGATTCAGGGCTCCATTTTCATAATCTTCTCAAGGATGATGCAGATACATACTTGACCCAACATCTTTGTTTTCAGAAAGTTATTCAACATCGTATATGGAGCCCTCCGCACATTATTTATAGAAAGGCGGAAGATACCATGTTTCGGGTGCATGCAAAATGCGATTGGGAAGGAAGATGTATGAAGGCGACGTTTAATTCACACGATATTGACGATATTCCGTATATTAAGTTGCGCGGCGGTGATCGTGTCCTATTTCCTATAAATAGACTAAACGTGATGCCTGTTATGAAATATACCACGCCACAGTAATATGGACACTGCGACCCTCAGCTCTGCATGGCGTACTATAATAGAGCCACGGCTTCCTGCTATCCGCCAAAATCTGTCTTCACTGGCCCCTTCGGCGCCGCAACCGACCGATGTGTTTGCCGCACTCATGGCTTGTCCTGATCCCGCAGAGGTGCGCGTCATTATTCTTGGACAGGATCCTTATCCCACCGCGGGCAACGCCGATGGACTTGCCTTTAGCTGCAAAGGGCGGATTCCCGCATCCCTCAAAAACATCTATAAAGAGCTGGCTTCTGATCTGCAGTGTCCGCCGCCGCAGACAGGTTGCCTCCGTAGGTGGGCGGAACAGGGAGTGCTTCTTCTGAATGATGTACTTACTGTCACAATTGGAAAACCAGGAAGCCATGCGGGACGCGGTTGGGAGGAGCTCACGGCGGAACTGATCGCGGCGGTTCTCCAATCGGCTCCTCACGTGGTCCTGGTCGCCTGGGGCCGAAACGCCCAGAAGAAACTGGAGAACGTCGTGATCAAATCCCTCCTGTCAGGTCATACAGTTCTCCGATCTCCGCATCCAAGTCCGTTGTCAGCTTATACAGGATTCTTTGGCTCTCGTCCATTCAGCCAGACCAACACCGCCCTGACCGCCCATGGCCTTGCTGAAATTCAGTGGGCATGGTAGAAAATGATATTCAAAATAAGTTGCCAGTAAAGAGATGAATTTTGACTGGCTATGGTATATACATACCTATCCCGATTTGGCCCAAGCTGGAATTACTACAGAAACTAAGGCCCGTCATCATTGGGATATGTATGGAAATCTGGAAGGACGTTTTCCATGTGCGCCTGAAAGCGAAGAAATATCTCCAAAACTTGTTATTCTCATTATTGATAGCGACAATATTCGCGGATATGCCTCTATGCGAGAGATTTGGAAACAATATATGAATAAATTTAGCCCAGAAGTTATCTCTTATTTTATCAGATGTCATAAAACGACTGACAGTATTGATACTGAAACGAACACAATTTATGTAAAGGGTTTGAGAGAAACCTATGCAAACATAATTTTTAAGACACAATATGCAATTCAACTTATAATGCATCTGTATCCAACTGTTCAATATATATGCCGAACAAATATGAGTTCCTTTATTCATATTCCACGGATGTTAGCAAAACTGGATGACTTCCCTAAAAAGAAACTGTATGCCGGTGTCTTTCATCACAATATCTATGAAAAAAAACAGGGGGTTCATAAATTTGTTGTCGGTGATAATATACTCATGTCGCGTGATGTTTTTTCATTGATTGCCAATGCAGATATAAAACGAATCAAAGATCATTGGGTGGATGATGTAATAATTGGCCATATTATGGAACTCAACAAGATCCCTATATTGAAATGGAAGAGAATCCATTATAATATAGCGGATCTATCTACATTAAACAAAATAGAGAAATCTAAAAATACGAAACCAGATATCTATCAATTCCGGTGTAAGACAAAAAATAGGAATCACGATGCCATTTTAATGCAGAAGCTCCATGATACTCATTATGAATAAAGGATCCACACACCAATCCGACAACAGATCCAGCCAGGATCTGTTGCCAGTTATGACAGCGTTTGGTCCAACGCGCCCACGCCATTGCGGCGATCCACGGTACGCCAACTACTAGAATCGCAGAAGAACGCAATCGCCACCATAGTGCAGAGACGAACATGCTCACATTCACCATATGACCTGACGGAAAACCAGGATACCCTCCCACATCGCCGCCCCCACAGAACGCATCACAGTCCGTTGCATATGTGGGTCGCCCTAGATAACCACTAGAGCCAAACAGCGGTTTCATAATCTCAACTCCTATATTGGTCACAAGCAGTCCTCCAAGCAACCGCATATACCATCCGTCCGCGGTTCTCACGTACATCAATGGCGGTATTATGTACGATGATACTATTGTAAGAGAAACTATATTTGCAATCAGACTCATACCACTTATCGTGTGTAGTTAAATTACAGAAATATGATCCCGTAATTTAATAATTCATGCAGAATAAGTAGAGGAATGGCATGCAAGCCAGGAGAACTGTTGAATCCTCTTACACTGAAATGCATCAGTGCAAGAGGAAAACTAGCACATGATCTAGTCGCACGTGGCGTGATTGGAGACGCATATCTATTACCGCTGCGTAAATCTATAAGGAGACCACGGGCACTTGCTCCTGCGCCCGTTGGTGCTCCTGCGCCCGTTGGTGCTCCTGCGCCCGTTGGTGCTCCACCACTCCTTCTCCGCCCCGCATGCAAACCCGGTTCTGAACGCAATCCGGTTACGGGCCGATGCATTAAACTCGGTGCCAAAACCCATAAAAAACTCTATGGTGCGGCCACACGTTTAGAAGCTCCTGCGGCCTTACCTCTAGGTGCGGCCGCGGCCGCACCTCTGACCGATCGTTATACACTTCAGAGTTGGGTCCGCGGTAATTGTAAGAACGATCGCGATCCTATCACAGGAAGGCATTTTGATGCTGCGGTACTCCAAGAGTTAGTTCGTCTTCATAATCGCACATGTACTATGGCCGTCCCGCTGGATGCCAAGATCGCTGCAGAACATAAGGCGGGTCTCATTGCAACAGTCCCAGGAGATTCCCATACGCATCTAACAGTAGCGGACTTTGATGCTCTACGTGATTCTATGCGTCGCCGCAATCCGGCCTACAAGATTCCAGGACGTAGGCACCAGCCGCCGCCGCCGACCTGGCAGCTTTACATTGCATCGGATAGTCGGAGTGGTCCCGATTTCGCATCGGTTCGCTTTGTAGATATAACAAAGGGCCTATACGGTCCGACAGGTATAGAATATCCACCAGAATCCGTGAAGGTGGATCTGGGTTTTATTCCTCTTAATATTCCCAGTGAGACATGCCGACCCCAGACAGTAGCCGATCTTCTCCTTAGTTTGGCAGCGGCCAATCGGCTGCTTATCCCAATTGCGGGCGGATGGAAACCAATCGCCGGTTTTCCATTTACAAAGAAAGATTGGTCCTCGGTTTATGAGAAAGGATCACGATGGGAAAAACTCTGCGCCGATTTACGAAAAGCGAATGCATAAGTAGAGATGACATCTATAATGAGACGCTATTCACAGATTGAACCACGGATAAAATACTTTACCGTGTTTGCGACTGGTGTAGAATTATGGATACCGATTGACATATTTCAGACAAATACACCATCTATAATGGATATTTCAGGATTTATAACGTCATACGCTCCATCCATTCTCTCATTTTCTCAAGGAGGAGCTACATTATTAAAAGATCTAGGCCGACAAATTACTGTGTATAATAGTTCTATACAGGGATCACCCCATGTCGCATTATTTCGTCAAGTTGTGCAAGTAAATGGTTTGAATTCTGAGGGAATTCAATTAGATGCAGGCGGCAATAATATAGGGATGGGATTTATATGTGTGTGGGCGGATGAGACACCTGGTCCATCCATTGAATCTAGTTCTATTCCATTTAGAGTTGCCGATGTGGCACGCACAGGTTAAAATGTGACTTCCGTAATGACAGACTGTCATCACTACAGGACAAGATGCCTCTTACACGACATCTATATGAAATTGACGAAGTCGTATCTGCATTACAGATATGCCTTTGCAATCGTTGGAACTGGGGTTTATTCTGGTTATGGGAGCTGGTTGTCTCAAAGGAAGAGACGCTAGCGCGGGCAACGCTCCAGGATATATGGTTATACCGCGGCGGAGGTGTAGATCCTTCTCTCTTAACACTTTGCTGGGTTGAGTGTTATACACGGATCTCCGACGCAATAGGTGTAGCAGGCAGCCTCAATGCGGAGAGTTTGCTGAATCTGACCACAATGATGGACAGTCGTCCGACCATGACGCCTATCGCTGCTTCATCGGTAGTAGAGATCCGTCGCCGTCAGAGTGCAGCGGCCTTTGTTGCTACTCTTGATCCGGCCGAAACGATAAGTAAGGAGGATGCCGGTGACTTCTGGATCAGCTTAGATTCGGTCTGCCGCCAGGGGCGGCGCACAGATGCTATCTGGCTACTCCAGGCGGCACAGCAGATGCTTTCTGCTGATGCGATTTGGTCGGCTTTGCGTATTGCCGCCCGCGGCGGCTCCGATCCCACCATTGCCGTCTTACAAAAAACTGCGTCGGCGTCTCCCATGCAGCAGATACTCTTCCAGGCAAATGCGACGCTGTATCTGTGTATGCCGACCGCAGAACGGATCGCTACGCGTAAGCCGTTACCAATCTGTTCTGCAGAAGCCTCCTGGACGGCATGGACCACTGTTATGGGGCGCCGCGCTGCACGCATCTATTCTATTCCGACCGATGCTCTCCATGCAGAAACCACACGAGGCCAGATTCCATTTAAATATACCAACATTGGGGATCTGCGGGAGCCAGTTCTGCTTTTATCCGAAGGCTGTAAGTTCTGGCAGGAGGCCGTGGCAGCTGTAGGGGCAACCATAAACGATGCTTCCTTTGAATTTCCGAATGATGATGCACTGGAAGCTTTCTATGACCACCATTTTCCTGATGATATTCCTGATGAATGGTCCAAGCAGGATCAAGAGAAGAGTCATGGAAGAGGGTGTCAGGAGAAGGTGGTACCGCCAGCGTTTCTTGTAAAGGTGCGTGAAGAGCCGGTATCGCAGAAAGCATGGAACTGTGGTATCGGTGTTCGGGCACGTGCCTAGCAAAAAAAGGTGAAATGGGGCACACCGCTCAGATAGGTAAGTACGACAGTCATTTCAAAGATAGAAATGACATCAAACATGCGTGATTTCAGCAGCTTGCGCTCTTCTGTGATGCAGGGACCTACAAAGGAGACGGGCTCTGGCTCCGGCGGTCGCTGGACGAGTGGTGGCTCAAAGGAGATGCCTGCTGCATTCGGCGGCGGCGATCGCGACAAAAAGCGGATAGAGGCAAAAGCCACTGCTGCGCGCGAGTCGGCGTCAGTGTGGGCCAAGAAGCAGGCGGATATCAAGGAGGAGAAACGCCTGGCCGATCTCTGCAACTTTACTTCGGAGGAGTCATATCCTTCTCTCGGTGGCCCGTCTCTTGGCAGTTCAAAGCCGGTAGCCAAGGCGCCTCCGTTGCTGAACTTCAAGAAGACAGTGGAGGAGATGGCCGTCCGCGTGGCCGCTGATGAAGAGCAGCAGGCGCGCCGCGCAGCCGCTATAGGTCCTGTAAAGAAGGTCCTTCCACCGGCTCCTTACACTCATTATGGCGATGATGGCCCAGAGGACTATGATGGGCCGGATGAGGGCGGAGAAGAGGGAGAAGAGGGCAACGGGGAGTTCAATGCAGAGATATACTCAACTCGGCGCCGCGGTGACAAGGGAATCTGGTAAGATTCACAAGCAGAAAACTATTTCAACACTGGACAGCAGGTATTTGCCTTGGCCGCCAATGCCCTTTCTACAGTATCAGTTAATCCATTATTCTTCGCGTTTTTGGTGCTAGATATTGTATTATATTTAAGTTTCTCCGTAATAGTAGAACTAATATAGCCTCCTGTGTAACGATTTGGAAAGCGAATCCGCAATGGAATTTGTTGAATAGGCGCAGACATCTCTATATACGGCTTACAGAAATGCCGAAGCAATCAAACCAAGGAATCCTGCCGTAGTCACACTGTTTGCTGTTGCCGACACAATTTCACCATCGCGCCAATCTGCAGCAGCTACAGATGCCGCAACAAGAGCAGCAATCACTGCAAATCCCATATCTGTAATAATCACCAGCGATTCTACATGATTCACGGCTGTTAGTGCGGCACCCACGCCGAAAATAGATAAAATCGCAACCCACGGTGCCTGCATATCATTTACGGCAGTAAGCGGTTTGAGATCTTCATACTTCTGACCGACTCCATATATGTAGCGCGACGTGGCTAAAAATACGACAAATGTGGTCAGCATCAGAAACAAAACAATGAGCCACCTGAAAGGTCCAATAACACCCTTTCCAAAGAACTTGGCAAACAAAAGCCCTAACGCATTGCCTTCTGTTTCCATTGTCAGCTGAGGAAGCCATAGCGCAATAGCCGACGCGACACCAACTGTTAGAGCTATAGAGACTCCGTTAGACAAATAAAATGCAGTTGGCACATCGCTCTCCACTTTTGTTTCTTCCGTAAATTTCATGACTGCATCAAAACCGATCAGGACATAGAAGAACATCCATAGAGATGTCATAAAATCCCCTGATGCTATTGTGGGAGAACTCTTTGGTTCTATAAATGCACCCACAAGACCAAGCAATGCCGCAATAACAAGAACACCAATGAGAGCATAGGTCGTTGTGTCGGTGAAATATTTATCTACATCAATACCGTATAGTGCCAGTCCTGCCATACAGGCAAGCATAAATATAGAAATTATAACCTGAAGAAGCCATGATCCCGTCGGTGCGATTATCTTGGAACAAATCACCATAATAACCACAATACTGACTATATTATAACTGAGAATCGCTCCTGATCCTAACCAAGCAGCGCCTACACCTATCTCCGCCTCAATGATATCAGATTCTGATGTGTTTGTTTTGAATCGCTGATAGGCCCCTGCATAGGAAAATGCGGAACCTGTAAGAAGTATCGCCGCGCCAGCGAGAGCCAATGGCCACCAGGAACCACCGCTTCGCACACCCTTTCCTATAAGATTAAACCCGCCGGAACCTAATATAGATGCAACGCCAAATAATGTTAGATTCGTCAAAGTTAGTGATTGCTCTAACATCCCTCCCTACTCACTATGTCGGAAATCGCAGCGTTGCGTATCCATCCTGAATATCTAGGACATTCCATGACATACCTAGAATAAATGCGGATGTAAGATTGGAATTGGTCATGGGATCTGGCTGCACGCCGGCAAATGTTAGATTTACGGCGGCCTTCTGACACCGCGATAAGTTGCAGGCGCCTCCTGGCTCATCTTCGGGACTAATTCCGAAGATAATATAATACAAGGCGAAATTCACGTCGCGCCCCAACTGCGTATTGTTTGCCAGAGTACGGAACTTACTGGGCGGCCAATCATAGATCCGATCCTGTCCATTCACATTCAATGAGAGATCTGTTAGCCATTCGCCAAATGAAGGTAAGATATCGGTGTATTTATTCTGTTTTTCCCGCGCCAGAGACCGAAATCCCACAAACAGTGTCTGGAAGAATCCATTGATCTGGAGCAATTGGCGGTAATTGATACCGGCAACAAAATCGCTGCCATCCACGGTCCAGAAATCCCGCAGCTGTTGGCGAAATCGGATCTCAAACTTCTGTGCGGCAAGGCTGGCCCGAAGCTCATTCTCAACATTCAGGATACCGCACCGTGCATAAATGTAGGGTTGCCCCATCTCTGCTACAGATAACGTGACCTCAGGAACATCCACACCATTAACTTGAATGCGCCGGCCACCCCATGGTGTAGGACAGAGTTCGTAGAGAGGACATGTTGGAACTAATCTGGCTGTCTCTTGCAATGTGGCTGGTTCAAGCCTCCCTGATTCTACGAGCTGTGTTTTATCCAACATATAGAACCGAACATATATCTTCTGATTTTTGAAGGCGCATATAGGCAGACCGGTATCCTTCTTGCCCTGGCATCCTGGTAAAAGAACTCGGAAAACTAGCTCTGGCAGAGTCGCATTTCTCTGAATATTTCCATTGGTGCGTCCTGTGGATGCATGAATGAGAGGAGCGTGCATCTGTGTGGCATCCATGTCTGGATACCAAATATTGAATTCACCCCATCCGTCAAGAACCATCACATTATCCACAAAAAGCGCCCAACGGTTAATCATATAATTGGCGATTCCATCTACCCAGCCGTACTCTGTAAATACAGGAGCATGCGGGATTGGTTCTAAAAAAGCAGGTGCGCCTTCTACATTGGATGCTAGCTGCACATAAGGATTGCTCTCTACTCGCACTATAGTTGCGGGATCCTTGTTGAGTGCGGCGATCCGTGGCGGAAGCCACGTCGGCATCGTAATCCGAAGATCAAAACTGGTGAGGATATCACCATCGGAGGGAATCGTAATATCAAATGTTTGGCCAAAACGGGGTGGATTATCAGGATAAAGAAGCCGGATTTCACGGGTAGAGGGGCTCCGCCGATCATAAGGTGATCCGAACCAGGTACGCACGGGATCCTGAATATAATAAGCGTCCTTTTTTCCACGACTGACAAGTTCTAAAAGTGCGCCGTCGCTCATACTTCTCTGTAGTGAGAGGTGAGTTTTTAGCCCGTCACCGCTGCAAGAAAGGCTTCTGTGGCTATGAGCACATCAAGAATGGGCGCTGCCTGCGGAGAATCCTTAATTTCAGCGACTTTTGCTGTTAAGACAGTACGCATCTGTGGAAAAGCCACCAGAAACGGCTTGACAGTCTGGACATAGCGGAAGAGCCGTTCCACAACAGTAAGACGGTCCTTAGCACGGTAGGCCCATTGGATCTCGTAGAGCAGTTGGGTGATCGTCGCCTTCTCCGTAGCCCATGGATCTTGTGCTACGGATGAGGCTACGGATGAGGCTACAGTTGAGGCTACGGATGAGGCTACGGTTGATGAGGCACACTTGTCACATTCATAGTCTAGATAGCGGCCATCTCTGTCGTATGAGTATTCGCATTTGCAGCCGTCATAGATACACCAGTCACAGGTGACTTCGTGAAACTCACCTGTCTCAGAATCATACTCTTCTTCGCATGCGCAGGCGCTCTCATACTCAGACATGGTGCTTGATGGATCTATGTCTTACTAGATCCAATAATGTCGCCAAAAACCCATGGGCTTTTCAAGTTTGTACCCTGGTCATCAGTTCTCCAGAAGCCAAGTGATCAGTTCTCCAGAAGCCAAGTGATCAGTTC